CGCCTCGAGCTCCGGCCGGCCCGGTCGACCCCGGCGGGCCGGCTGGTCCCGGCGGGCCGGGTTTCGCCGCCTCGAGGCCGGCTATCCCGGCGAGCGCGACCGCGGCCACGACCAGCACCGTCGCGAGTATCCACCAGCCGGCCGCGACCACGCGGCGGATCACGGTCCGCGCCCTTGCATACGTAGCGTGTGGTTGTCCGCGGCGAGCTGTTCCGCCTCCCGGCGCACCGTCACCAGCTGGTCGCGGACGTCTCCGAGCTCGCCGTCACACTGTGCGCGCGCCTCCCGGCGAGCGCGGCGGAGTCCCGCATACGCGGCCCATATCGCCGCGACGCCGCTGATAGCTGACGCGACCGCGGCGAGACGGGCGCCGTCCACTATTTCACGACACCGCGTAGCGCTTGGGAGTAGTCGTGATATAGGTTGCTTGACTCTTTGCTGAAATCGACGTTTTTTACCGGCGGGCCGTCCGGCTTGCCGGCGCCCATTAGGGTACGCTCCGACTCGACCACGCGGCGCACTAGGCCGGACGGATAGACCGCGTAAAAATCGCCGCTCCCGGGAAACCCTTCGGATATGTCGTGGAGTATGTATTCCGCCGGCATGTTATCTCCAATCGTCGCGAGTAGTGCTAGGGGTAAGCGGCCGACCGGCTCGGGCTCGGGCGCCGGCCCGTATACCGGCCCGCCAGACTTCGCCGCGGCTATCACCTTTGACCACGGGAAATCCGGGCCGGGGTCCCAGTGTCCGCCGGGACCGCTAACGTCGACGTGCCCGCACACTCCGCGGCCACCGTGCATTGCCTCATTAGGTCCGAGTTTTACAATCGGTATCCCGTAGTGTTTACATTCCTCCGCTATCCAGCGCGCACAGTTATTTAGCATATCGGGATGCCGTTCCCACTCTGTCGGCGACCACGCCGCGAAACCGCATAGCTCTACGTTTACGCTGTAGGGGTTCGCGTTTCCGGCCGTCCATGCTTTATCCGGCCGTTTGACATACTCGCCGATACGGCCGGCTGTGTCATCTATCCCGGTGTGTGAGCTGACGCCGGCCGAGCCGGAGCTGAAATAGTTACCCAACGCTTTATACGTGGTAGCGCCTTCCGCCGTGTGGACTATCACCAGTCGCACGCCGGAGCCGCCGCGGCTCGAGTAGTTCGGGCTCGGTATCCAGTCGCGTTTTAGCGCCATAACCACACGACCATGATAACGACCACCAGTAGTATCGCGACCCGGGTAGTCACTGGTCACGCTCCGCGCGGCGCCGGAGCTCCCGCTCGAGCGGCCCGGTTTCGTAGCGGGTCGGCCGGCTCGGGGGTCGCGCGCACGGCGTCCCGTCGTTTGCGAGCGTGCCGACCGGCTCTATCGGCGGGTCACGCCGCGGCGGGTAGTGCAGCTCGAGCCCTTGCCGCGCGGCGAGCCACCCGGTAAAGCGGCGGAGCTGGTTCACGGCGCCCACCAGCGCGCCGTAAACCTCGAGCTGAAACGATTGCCGCGCGGCGGAGCTCCGGCCGAGCCGGCAAAGGTTAGGCCCGATATGCCTTGGTAGTTATTCATAAACGCGCGTAGGGTATCGCCGGCCGGCACGCGGAGTATCCCGGACGCGTGATAGTCGCGGCGCTGGTTGCCGCTGGTCGCCATCTCGCCGCGCTGGTATTGCAGCTCCACCACCGGAGCGATAAGGCTTTTCACGCCGACACTAAACTGTGGGACACCGCTCGGGAATGTATTCACGAATGATATATACGCGTCGACCCACCACAACCCGCCGTAGTTTGCCGGCACCACAAAACCGTGTGGTTCGGCGACGTCGTCGCGTGTGAAGTTTCCTTCGCGTAGGTCCCACCCGGTCATATTCGCGTCAGTCGCCGACCCTAGCGTCCCGGCCGTCCACCGTATGTAGTTTATCCACGGCCGATTGTCGATAGCTTGCGCTAAGGCTTTTATTGCCTGTGCGCCTAACATTACGGCGTCGGAGTCCTCCGGGTACGGGAGCCCGCCGGCCGTCGCGCCTAGTGGTTGTATTGTGACGTCGCGGTCAGTCATAGTTTAGGGGTATAGGTCGCCATTGCTGATTGCCTCCGCCCACGAAGTGTCCGGGTTTACCTGTGACCATTTGAGGGTCGACGGCGAGACGTTCGCCCATGCTACCGTCTCCGCGCTGTGCGCGCGGTCCGATAGCGCAAGGGTCCACGTCCCGGCGAGCTCGCCGGCCGCGTCCGGCCCGTATTGCTCGGTCCAACCCTCGAGCACGCCGGACCACGCCGACCCCCCTAGGGGGGAGCTCGGGGGGAGCGGCGAGAGCGTCACGATAGCGCCTATCCGGTGTGCCATCGCCGCCGCGTCCCACGTCTCGACTCCGGCGACGTTCCACGCCGGGTATGCCAGCCGCGCGACTATGCTGGTCGCGCGATGCTGAGCGTCCGTCACACGCCCTAGGCCCGTGCTAAGCGTGGTCGCGTGCCGGCCGTAGCGGCTGACGCTGTCGGGGATACTGTTCGTCGCCGGGGGAGTCCCGGCCCACGACACCGTTATGTCGTTTATCAAATCGTCGGATTGCTCCCACTCGAGCTCTACGTGTGTCAGCTCCGGGTCGGGGGTCCACACGTCCTCCGATAGCCGGCTGTCGAGAAACTGGACTAACACCGTGCCGTCGCCTAGGTCGGCGACCACGGCGCCGGTATCGCCCATTAGCGCGCCGATTATCTGGTCCGCGCCTTGCGGCGGGTCGCCGGCTACGCCGAGCGCGGCGAGCTGGTAGGACTCGCCGCCTTCTATCACCACCGCTATGCCGGCCGCGTCGAATACCGCTTGTGCTCGAGCTCGAGCTGTGCCGCCGGCTAAAGGCATTGCGACCTGTACCCGGGGGAGCCGCGCTATCGGTCCCACCGCCACCAGCGTATACCGGGAGCTGAGCGGGTCCTCCGGCTCCGATGCTCGAGTGATTTCCGACACCGCGCCGTGAAATCGAGGGTTCCCGTCGACCACGACGGCGAGCGTATCGGCGATGCTGACGGCGACGCCGGCCGGGTCCGGGGTTAGCAGCTCTACGGTAGCGCTCGAGGCCGATAAGCCGTCATCCGACCGCGTCCGGCCCGAGCGTATCGCGACGTCCGCCACGACCAGCGCCGGGTCTATGGTCGCGCTGTTTAGGCTGACCACGACACTAGGCAACTAGACCGCCTCCCGCTCCCCCTAGGGGGCTCCGGCCGCGGCGCCGGTCATACCGGGTCAGCACGCGCCGTATCGCAAGCGCCGTAGCCTCCGGGTCGATAGCGCCGCTGATAGAGACGTTCACGACCGGGCCGGAGCTGGTCGCCGCGCGGCCGGTCGCGCTCGAGCTGACGGCCGGCACCGAAAACGGGACCCACGACGGTTTCGACGGGAAATGTATATGTGAGATAGCGCCGACCAGCTGGTTGACCGCCTCGAGCACCAGCTGTATCGCTCGCCGTATAGCGTCCATCGCCGAGCTGACCGCTTGCCGCACCGTCCCGCTGTTTTGGTAGAGCAGCTGAAACGCGCGGATGATTAGGCCGAGCGGGCCGAGCAATAGCACGGCGTTTTGCCGCGCCACGCTAAACGCACTTTGCACTATCGCGCGAAATGTCGCGCTGTGCTTATACGCTATGACGATAGCGGCCGTCAGCGCGGCGACGGCGATTATCGCGAGCCCGATCGGATTCGCCGACATTGCAGCGTTTAGTAACCATTGCGCTATCGCCCACGCCTTAGTCGCCGCGGCGACGGCGATTTGCCGCGCGCCGTATACCACCGTCAGCACAGTGTTGCGCGCGATGATAACGGCCGACCGTACCATGCTCGAGTTTAGTAAGTCTTGCGCGACCGCGGCGACGCTCTGTATCGTCGCATACGCGCCTAGTGCCGCATTAGCGGCGAGGATAGCCACCGCGAACACTCCGACCGCGCCGGCTACGGCGACGATAACGCCGCTGTGTCCCTGGAATAGTCCGACTACGTGTGTCATCACCGGAATAAGCTCTTGCAACACTGGTAGCAGCGCCATCCCGATACTCTCTTGTAGTTCGTGAATCGCTATTCCCATAGCCTTATATTGTCCGGCCGCGGTTTGCGCTTGACCCTTAGCAGCTCCGCCGACCTGCTTATTTAGCTCCGCCTGTATGCGCGCGTAGTCGCCGGATTTGATAGCCGCGTCGGATAGGCTCGGGACCAGCCGCTTTAGGCTCGAGGCCGAGCCGTTATACGCTTTACCTAGTGCGGTCACGACGGAGCCGAGAGGTTTCCCGGTCGCCGCTGAGACGTCGAGAGCTGTTTTCAACAGCTGTTGCGCTTGGTGCAGGTCGCCGGTCGCGCGGACAGCTCCGGCCAGCGCCGGCCGGAGTTCGTCATCGGCGACGGCGACCGTCCGCGACATACTATCTATCCAGTCCTCATTAGCTTTTGTGACGTCCTCTGTCGCGCCTAGGCTCCGCTTTAGCTGTGAGTCTAGGAGCTGTCGGCTTGCCTGGTCCTCCGCCGCGGCTTTAGCGCTTGATATGCCGGCCGCGGTTAGAGCTGTCAGCGCCGCCGCGGCGGGTATAGCCGCGCTGGTTATCGCGCTGTGCATTTTCTGGCCGCTGGTTTGTGTCTCGCCCAAAGCGCGGTCGACGTTCTTTATCGAGCTGACCGCGCTTGCGGTTTCGGCGCCTATCCGTATGACGACATTAGAAACGCCGGACACTTATAACACTCCCGCGTCGCGTAAAATCTCATTCACAGCGGCCAGGTATACCCCCTGTGCGCCGCCGGCCGCGTAAGCGGCGACCGCCGGCTGTATCCAGTAGTCGCCGCCGTGTGGCTGTGTGAAGTTTACGCCGCCGTGCTCCGACCCCCATAGGATCGCGCCGGCCGGCGTCCCCCGGGAGCCTACGCGCGCCGTGCCGCCGATCACGACCGACACCAGCCGGTCGCGCCGGACCTTGATAGTTTCGGCGACTATCCGCGCTTGCGGGGTCGGGCTCGAGCCGGCCGACTGTCGGAGCTGTGAGCTAAGCGCCGTCGCGGCGGAGCCGGCCGCATTGCGTAGCCGGACGTTCGACTGGTCGCGTAGCGATTTCTCCACTTGCCCTAAACCCTTTAGCAGCGGGATAAGGTCGCGGCCATCGTAGGTTATGCCGCTCGAGCTGGTCGGCATTAGCGGCGCCTCCCGGCGAGCTCCGCTATCGTCGCGACCATCTCCGGGGTTTCCTCGAGTAGCACGGCCGGCGCTATCCCGGTCACGATAGCTAGAGCGGCGATCATACGGCCGACCGATCCGTCCGGGTAGGGTCCACGGCCGCGGCGCCGTCCGCCGCGTCCGCCTCGAGCGTGACGTCCATAACGTCCCGGTCCCAAGCGTCCCAATCGTCCCACAGCTCCGGCGAGCTGTGCGCCGTCCGCTGTGTGGCTTGATAGCCTAGGTATCGGGTCATGGTCATAGGGGGAGCTCCGTCCGGGTTTGCCGGTATGCCTTGCCGGAGCGCCCACAGCTCGAAACCCGCATACTCCGCTTGTGTGACCTCGATTAGCTCCGTCCGGCCGTCCCGATAGGTCACGGTGCCGGATAGCCGTATCACTTTTTACCCGCCGCGGCCGTCGCGAGCGGCGCGCCGCCGCTCCACACTGGTTTGTCGACTGTCGGCCAACTAAACGACGTCACCAGCTGTTCGCCGACCTTGCCACCCATAGGAAACGCGCGGAGCTGTACCTGTCCGGTCAGCACGGCCGGAGGGGTTTCGTCAGTGTTGGGAGTCCACACAAAGTCCACGGTTTCCGAATCGTGGTCGTAACAGTACCTTTGCAACCCGGTGACGGCGCCGAAATCGTTGATCGCGTCGCCGTCGAGTGTGTAGTCCGTTTGCATCTCCGGCGCCGGCGCCGGCACGGCGAGCGTCGGCGTCCCGGTGGTTTCATTTACCGCCGGGGTCAGCGCGAGCGCCGCCACTTGAAACCCGTATTCCGTCCCGGGTCCCGGCGTGCCGAGTGTCAGTGTTCCCGGGCCGAGTCGTGAATCCGTAAAAGGCATGTTTCCTCCCCTAGCTGGTCGATACGTTTAGTGTCGCGGTTATCAAGTAGGCCGGGAGTCCGGCCGGGTTTATCGGGCTGACCCATTGCGCCGGGGTCGCGGACGTCTCGCCGAATACCGGCAGTAGCAGCGCGACCGCTTCTAGCATCCACTCGAGGCCGGCCGCGCCTCCCGGCTGGTCGGAGACGATATAGACCGGGACCGAAATCGCGATACTTTGCATGGTCGCGGCGCCGCTGATTGTGGGAGCCGCGACGATAGCGCCGGGGGGCTGAAACTCGCCGGGGTCGCGCGTGCAGACAACCCCGGCGTCGATAACCAGCTGTACCAGCTCATCGAGCGCGAGCACGATTAGGTCGGACGTCGCACGCGCGGCCGGGTCACTCATCGCCGCTCCGAATCGCCAGTATCGCCGCGTCGAAATCCTCGAGCTCGAGCTCCGCCGCGGCGACCTTTTCCTGTGCCTTTTCGACGCGACGCTCCGCGCGCTCGAGCGCCGCCTCGAGCCGGAGCCGCGCTTTTGCGACCCGCTCCGCGGCCGTTATCGGAAACAGCGCTGTGTCGGTCATAGCGCCACCGGCCGGCGCAACCCGATCAGTCGCATTGCGCGCATGTAGGCTTGCTGGTCGGTCACGCCGGGTAGGTCGACGGCGCCGTCCCCAAACGCCGCGTAGCCGGTCGGCGACGCCTTGGCTTGATAGATCAGCGCCGCGTAAATCACGGCGCCTAGCTTGACGTCCTCCGGTGCCGGGTCGGGGCTGGCGACTAGGTCTAGGTCGCTCCGCCGGTCCTCTACGTAGCGTTTGCTCGCCGCTGTGGAGTCGGCCAGCCGTGCCGGGTCGGCCATCGGGCCGACCCACGCTGTCACGTCGTCCGCTGTCAACCAGTCCGCCGGCATTGCGCCTCCCGCTTTAGGGTCGACCCCCTAGGGGGGAGTCTAGGGGGTCGACCCGCTGGTTTCTACTTCGACCGGCTCGAGCTCGAGCTCGCCGCCTGTGTCAGCGGCGGGGTAAATGCCGGAATCTGTACCGCTCCCGGATTGCCGGCGATGGTTTGCCGGGTCGGGGTTCGAGCGTAGAAACTGGTCACGCCGATTTCGAGGGATAGGCTGGTCACGTTCGACACTGACAGCCTAATCGGGGTCGACTCCCGGATTTCCTGGAAATCGGACCGTGTGACCCACGCGTCCGCGGCCGGCACGTCCGCCGATGCGACCACGTCCATGCCGGCGAGCTGTGCATTGCCGGCCGCGTCCGCCGACCCGCTCGATAGCATCAGGATTCCGGTTGCGTCCAACAGCTTGCCGTAGGCATCCGCGCCGCATACCACAAGGTCCGGGTACTCCCGGAAGCTGGTCAGGAATAGCGCGACCGCGTCGCCTAGGCTGGTCGCCGTTCCGACCGCGGCGACAAAGGCTGTCGCAATGTCCGCCTCGACCTCGCGATAGTAGTTTTTGAGAGCCTGTGCGAACACTTCCTCCACGTATGACGGGCTCGAGCGCTCCACCAGCGCGACGCTTGCAGCTCCGCCCCACGCCCACTGTCTTACGGTAACGTCGTGGTTTCCGATCGCGACGGCGCTGGTCGGCGCGCCGGCCGTATCATCGGCGAGAAAACCACCGTCCGGCCGGGTAGTGACCTCCGGCCGTCGAATGGTCATACCGACCGCCGGCATGTCCGCGTGGTCCATAGCATCGAACAGCGGCCGGTCGGCGCCTAGGCTGTCGATAATCTGGTTCACGTAGACAATCGGGACCACTCCCGGCGACGTGGTAATGTCGCCGCGGGTCAGCGCCGCCTCGAGCCGCACGCGCGCCGCCTGGTCGCCGCGCTCCGCCTTGCCC